GTCTGGAGCATTCCTGAGCCTTTCCACCAGCTATGCTGCTGCGGACCGGGACGGTCCGCGGCCCGGCGGTGGCGGTTTCAAAATGCGCCCTTTCGATGCCGTAACTCGAGTCAGGATTTGTTTTCAAACATTCTCCAATCGATTGTGGTGTGCCGCTTCCGAACATCTCGACTGTGCTGGACTGACATGAGAAGCCCCCCGGGACCCAAACTCGAAGCCCCGGGAGGGGTTGGCGACTGGCTGAGGATAGGGAGGGTCAGTCGGCCGAACCAAAATTTTCCAGTTCATGTTGCTATATCGCGCGCCCGCTCGACGCTCAAATCTCTCAGCGTTGAGTGATAACCGACGGGAGAAGGAACTGGAAGATGGGTGAAACCCTGCAACGCGACGGGCTGAATACCCCAATCCGCTGACTCCTCACTTGTAAATCAGGAATTTCTCCCGCCGTTTTTTGAATTCGTTAAGATCGTTCGTCCAGGATTGCTTGATGTCCGTTAGTGATTTGCCCGCCCGGATGGCATCAATGGTCGATGTGTGCCGCAACAGGGGTTGCACTTTTTCCAGGGCGAACTCGTTTGGATGGAGCCGCTGCAAGGTCAGCGCCAGGGTCATGCCCACGTCCACCGCGTTCAGGGCGTCACGGTCCGTGATTATGATGTGGACCCCGCCGCACGCTTTGTCCTGGAACACGCTCGCCTTGGGCGTGAAACGAATCGGCACAAACCGCACTCCGGGCAATCCCGCCCGGTTCAACTCCGCCGCGAGCCTCACGTCCTCGATGTAAGGCGCGCCAATAACTTCAAATGGCGTGTCGGTGCCGCGACCGATTGAAACCGCGCTCTCGAGCAGGCCCACGCCCGGGTAGAGAGTTGCTTCGGTCAGATTGCGCATGTTGGGCGACGGATTGGTCCAGGGCAGCTCGGTCTGGTCGAACCAGAGGTCGCGTGTCCAGCCCTCGACCCGGATCACCGTGAGGTCCGTGTTGAAGCCGCGCGTCAAGTTCGAACGAGGTTCACTACATCGGCAGAGTTGGCCGAAGATCAGCGGAAATCAAGGCTTTAGGACGAAAACGCGGCCTTAGTGAGGTTCCACACACAGCGAGGCAAAATGGGCGGAAAACAATAGGTTTGATATCGTTGGAGGCTCTCAAACGGCGTTCGAGGTGCATTTCTGCAGCCAGCCGCAAAGTGTGTGAAACGAGACTGCAACGCGTGTGCAGACTGTAAACCCCTCCGACGCTTTTCAAGCCTGACGGCGTCCATAGAAAACGTTACGGATCTCGATCAGGCGTCGCCGCATTTCATTCGCCTGATGCCCCAAAATATCGGCCGCATCGACCTCTTCTTTGGTGGCCTCTTTGGTGAGCTTGTAGCCTGGCGATCCGGGGTAAGAAAGGACCCTCCCGCGGCTGGCGTTGGCGACCCCCCGGAGATAGCGTTCCTGCCACCCCAAAACAGCCTGGATTTGCCTGCCCGCCAGCCAGCCGTTTCCAGCCAAAAATTGAAGCAATTTCCCCACGTCTGTTTCGCTTATTTTTGGCCCCTTTGGCGGGAACAATTCGGGCTGCTCAAGCGGCTTCATCCAGGCGTTGGCGCGAGCACTCTTTGCAGGCGCATTTCTGGCCGGCAACTTTGGCCAATTCATGGCCAGTCAACCCGCGTTTTTTTCGCAGCTCATTGATCCGCGCGGCGAGGGTATCGCGGAGCATTTCGAGTTGACCAAGTTCATCGCCGTGGCCGTTGGTCAGGCTCTCGATGCGATCGGTGTGAAACCGATCCCGCATCACGCTCAAAACATAATTCTCCGCCGAGGCCTGTCGCTCAGTCTCATGGGTCCCATCCATGAATACCGAGAGCAACGCCACCTGCTCCACCGTGATCTTCCAGATCAACCGCATGCGCACCTGGCGGAGCTGGCGAAGCTGCGCATCAACATCAGTCGGGCGCGATACAGCGCGAAACTGGGCGAGCACACGATCAAAATCCGCATTCGAAAAAATCCGATGCGACTTATCCGTCCCGAGCGCGCGCGCGTGCAACTCATGCCGATCCGCCTCCGGCCAGGCCGCGCGCACTGCAGCCCACTCACGCCAATACAACTTCTCCTGCTTTTCCGTCATGGCACATTCACTCCACGATACCGGCATTCGACATCATCGCTCCCTCCGTTCTGGCGGGATAAAATCCAGATTCAACGCCGCGAACACATCCTCTTCAGACGCGCTGGCCAGGCACCGGCGCTGCTCGAAGACCCCGTGATGCGGATTCAGCCGGCGCCCGAGTGATTCCGCCCGCTGACAAAGCCAGATATTATGCTCCTTAGATCCTGTCCGGCTCAGCAACAACACCCCGAAATTCGTCGGCCGCTTACTGAACAAATCCCTATGAGGCCGATCAGCAATCCACAAATCGAGCTGCACACCATTGGAAAGGCGCGTGAGAATGATCTCCTTGCCATCCGAGATCGGCGAAGTATTGCGGAGCACCCGTTCACGCAACGCATTCACCTGGTCGAAGGCCGGCAGCGCCACGATATCGATGTCATTCACCGCCGGCCGCCGGCGTCGGATGCTTCCGGCGATCTCGATCCGCTCACAGAACGGCGAAAGCTCCGCCAGGATTTTTTTGGCGAGCTTTTCGGCCTGGCTGAGAGACAGAGACATAAGCCCTCAACTTTGATCATGGAGCTCCGGCTCCAACCCACCCTCGATCGCCTTCGGTTCGGCGGGGATATACGGCAAAGGATTCCGATCGTAAGACGCGGCGGCCTTCGCCCATCGCCTGCACCAATCCTCCGTCGTCGGATTGATCGAGAAAATCGCGGAGGGACTGAACAATTGTGAATGACTGAACTCAGCCTGGTTCTTCGGCACATCGACCTGGATCATTACGTTGACGCCGACTTTGCGAGTAGTGACCCTCCCAGCCACTTTGGTATGGCCGAAGATTTCAACCAGCGCCCAGCAATCGATATTTTCCGCACCGGGATCAGCCAGAGTTTGAGCTTCAATGTTCATTGAGTTTGGTCAGTTATGGGTTGCGGATTGCCTGATGCCGCGAAAGTTTTCACCACCTCACCGGCCTTCACTCTTCGATTGGCCTCGCTCAACGCTTCGTCGTAGGTGAGAGCTTCAATGCCGGGCATTACCGCCACAACAGACGGAGAACCCATTGCATCGATTTGATCCGCCATGTTGAACGGCTTCACAACGACCCGGCCCCAGCGATTCACATATCCAAGGAACAAACTCATGCCGCCTCCTCAGCCGCCTCCTCCGTCGCATCATTGAGCAGCGCATTGACGATTTTATCTACCTCCGAGTCGGTGGGCTTGATCACGACCACATCACCCGTTTCCTCGGCCGTGCAGCCGATCTTCTTCAGCTCAGCCACGCTCAATTGCAACAACGCCTTGGCGATCGGCTTACGCGACGTCTTCACCAACAAATCGAGCTGCTCGGGGAAATGCTTCTCGACCAGCTTGGCCACCTGCTCATCATCCTCCCAATCCACCGAACCAGAGCTCTTGCGGAACCCGACCTTGATCCCATGGAAGACAGCCGTGCGCGGCTTATCGAACAAGCCCGGCGCCGATTCGATCGCGGCCTTGAGCGCGCCATGTTTATCCGCGCAGCGAGCGACCAGGCGTTTGATATCGGCCAAGTGCTTGCGCTTGGCGTTCTCGATCTGGAGATTTAAGACACCGACAACGTCGGCCAACTCGTTGCGCACATCAGCGAACGCTTTGGTGAGAGATTCGATTTCTACAATGGTCATTGGGTTTGTGGGTTAGAGGTTTGGGCAAATCTGTGGAAAACGGCGACTCTGAGGAGCTCGCCCTGGTTGATAGAACTTCAAGACGACGCCCAGCCGGCGGGCGGCATCACGCACCGAGCGGAGATCCAGCCAGGCGACTTCGCCGGAGACTTTATTCCAAGCCGATATGACCTGCGGTTCCTTCTGGCAGAACGGCCCTTGGCAAGAGCAGTCCATGCACTCTGCGAACCATCGGCGGTTGGTGTCGGTCGCGTCGAGTGGCGGGCACGGTTCCCACTCCACGGTTATTCGGGTCGAGCCACAGAACGGGCACGGAAGCGGGCTAACCACCGGATGCAGCGAACCCGGCGGAGCCGGTTTGGTCGTATTCATACTTTTGTTGCGCCGGGTCGCTGATCCGGAGCGTTCAGTGGCCTTTGTCGTGGCATTGTTGATCCGGAGCGTTCGCCTCGACCAGCTTTGCCGCCGTGGCAAAAGTTTCCGAGCGCAGCGCATGCTCGCGCGCGAGTTTTTCCTCCTCTGGCCGTTTATCCACCGGGCCGACCAGCGCCCGCAGCGCCGCCTGTTCAGCCAGCGTTTTGAACCGCGACGCTTCCCCCTTCAACTTGAGGGCTGGTTTGATCGTGGAAACTTTCATCGATAGCATTTCCGCAGTTCCTCCTCCACAGACTTTGGAAACGACTCGCGCTCATAAAACACCTGCGCGCCTGAGGAGAAGATCATATTTGCCAGCTCACCAAACGTCAGAGTCTTGGCCAGGACATCCTCGGTAACGGCGAACCCATTCGCCTTGCGCTGTTCAACGATATCTTTCCTGATACCCGAGAGTTTGAAATAGAGCGCCTTCCCGGTGCTGCGCTCAATCGTCAGTCTGTACGCGGAATAAACCGACTCCTCCAATTCATGGTTCAGCTTTCCTTCGGCTCTGTGCGGGGGCAAGCCGCTAATGTGAAGCTCAATGGTCATGCCGCCGCGGACGCTCTCGCCCTGGTAGGCAAATTGGCGATCCTCAGCGCCCGGAAACAACGGCCCCGAATGCGTTTCATTGTTCCACTGATCCTTTTGGATCTTCAGGTTCATTGCCCGCCCTCCTTGAGCGACTCCGCCCAGGCCACGGCGACGGCTGCCACTTGGATCAACTCATTGTAAAGCCGCTCGCGCTCCGTCGCATCGCCTTGGAGCTCGGCGGCGACCTCGCCCACCTCCTCCATGAGCACCGGCAATTTGCGCAACTCTGGCACTTTCGGATCAGCGCAAGTGAACGGCAGCTCCCCATCACGCACCAACGCCTCCTGCCGGCCACGTTCATCAAGAATATCCTCCATGATCGCTTGCCGCCTCAGAACGTCAGATTCGATCCAAGCCGCAATCTCAGGAGTCATCGACCACCTCCAATAAAAACCTGTGCGGCACAAAACTGGTTTCCGACCCAGCTTCGGGGGCAGCGCGCAGTCATGGAGCATGGACTTGCGGCCATGAGCGCGCCTGGGGCTTGTGGGCGCCCCGGCCCGCAGGCTGTTCCTTTCCTGCCGAGACTACCGACTACCTTCTCGCGGTTTGTGCCGCACAAAATCGACAACCCACAACCCACAACTGACAACTTACGATTATTCACTTCGCCTCCTGCTTCATTCGATTCGCGATCGCGACCACATCACAGAAATGCCGCCAGGCAAACCGCTCCCCGCGTTTGGCGGCGAGCTGCGACGCCCGCGCCAGGAACCTGGTATATTTGCCCAAGCCAAACTCCTTGCCGATCCAGCCCACCAACTCCGCCGCCTCACCCGCGGGCGCCCCCAGCCGGTAATGCCCCGCGATCAACTCCAGATCCTTCGCGCTGGGCACAGGCTCAAGCTGCAACTCCAAAATACCCCGTTTACGGAGCTGTTTCAGAGACTGTGCAAACTCACCCTGCTCCAGCTCATGCCGGAATACATTCGTGCCGCAGAGCACCAGCCCACAGCCGGAGATTTCCTGCATCTGGCGGAGAACGCTGAGGCACCGCAGCCGCGAATCGCGATAATAGGAAATGAAAATCTCATGCACCTCATCGATGATCAGCAACTTCGAATCATCCAGGAAATTCGTCACCCGCTCACGCAACACAGCGAAGCTGGTCCGCCCCGTGATATGACATGCATCGCCGATCGCCTGGATCAACCCCTGCACACCCGCGCTGGCCGGCGTAAGCACATATGGCGTATTCCCATGATTATTCCGCCGGGCAACCTCTTTGAGCGCCCAAGACTTGCCGATCTGCGACTCCCCATAAATCATCGAGATCGACTGCATCACCAACGTCTCGCGGCACAACCTATCGATCCGCTTGAACACACTTGTTTCCACGAAAGGCAACCGCCGCAACGTCGCCCGCTCCTCAGCCAGCGCCTTGAAATGCGCGATCCGCTCGCAGATGCCATCCAGCGGGATCAAATCCCCCGCCTTCGCGTGATTGGCCGGGTACCGGTACTTACCCGTCCATACCCGATAAAGCGTCGTGACACTCAGCTTGGAATTCCCCTCCAGATCCTTCCAACTCCAACCCTGCTCCTTGGCCCAGGCGAAAAGCCAACGCACCAAGCTCCGCTGCTCCTCCGGATAATCAGCCGTCTTGATCGTGACAGTATCACCGCTCAAATTGATCTCACGCGGCCGATCCTGATCCCGCTCAGCCGGCGGTGAATGCCCCCGCCGCGCCGGCACCTCGACATCCTCCAACTCCAACACCGCATTACGTTCTAAACTCATAAATGTTACAACTCCTCCAAAGCCCGCAACTGATCCTCCGCCAGCGAAACCTCCTCGCTGTGCGAACTCACCGCTTCAGGCAAATCATCCAACGTCGCGCTCGATGTCAGCGCCGGCGCTGGCGAGGGGTGTTCTCCACCTAACAAGGTGGCGTTCTGCCGGCGCCTGGCCAACTCCGCCCGCACGATCGGCGCGCCGATCCGTTTCGCCTCCTTCAATGCAAGCGCCTCGATATGCGCCTGGCGCCCGAACGCCCGCTCCAACCCCGCCACATCATCCGGCCGCGTCCGGCCGTAACGCCGGCACACACCGAGAAACCCGTTTCTTGCGTCATAAACGAACGCCCGATCCGCCATGAGCGGATTCACCCGCACCAAGAACTTCTCCCCATCTCGCAACAACCGCTCCGACCCGTTCCCATCCCGGACAATCGCTTCATAAACCACCTCCTCATCCGGATCGATCAACGGCTCAGCCCAGGCCAACAGACTATTGCGCACCGGCCGCTCATGGCCGTCGAGTGCCCCGAGCACCTCCGCCGCGGCCGCCAATGGGAGCCGCACAAAATCACGCCGTCCCCCCTGCCACACCTCGAACGGCGAAAGCTTGCGCTCCCGCGTCAGATTCGGAACCAGCCCGATATAATCAGCGATCCGCCTCTGATCCTCCATCGGCAGCGCCTCCAGTGCCGACGCCGGCAGAAAATCCACATGCGGCGACGGCCGCCATTCCTGCGTGATCAACCCCGCCCCGCGCCACCCCTCCAGGTCATGCTCAGTCCGGCCATTGATCCGATGACAGACCGAATTCACCAGATCGATCGCCTCAGCCAACGGTAAAAAATCCAACACCAACCGGCGCGCCACGTCCGCGGGCAACCCCTGAAACGCCACGATCAAATCATTATTATGCCGCTCCCGCCCGGCCAATTCCTCCGGGCAATTGAGCCGCGCATTACTGCCCACCTGGCCGCGGAACAACACCTGATCATCCGTCCGATTCCCGAGCAGATTGAAGAAAGACTCGAGCTGCGCCTTGAACCGGAAATTCCCACGCGCCGCCGAATCGAAAAACCCGGCAAACGCCGGCGCCTTACTCGTCGCCCCCACCTGCACGACGATCGCCCCGCCCGAATACCGCGCAAAAATCTCCGCCTCACGCTCCCGGATCCGCGCCGTGCCACCCTCGCAAATGAGCGTCGTGCCCGCGCGCCGATACCCTTCCGTGCAGAGCACGTGCGTCGTGAGCCAAAGCATCTCCTGCTCCTTCAACCGCTCCTGTATACCCGTGATTTCATTCTCGAGCGCCGGCTTGAACCCCCTCGCGAAATTGCACGCACTGAAAAGATCCAGAACGAAGAACGACAGCAATCGCGACCCCTCGCGCGCCCCCGGCGTGTTCACTTTGAAATCCAGCCATTTATCATCGAACAGATAATACTGGCCCACCTCCAGCCCCGCGCGCGTGCGCGGGATTTGAGGCCGAAACTCCGCCGCCGCTTTCGGCCCGATGTTAATGAGCTTCTGTTGGTAGTGCGTGGGCCGTAACCTCACGAGATTGGAAAAAGTCCAACCCTTCGGAAGATCAGTCTTTGGATCCGCCGGAGGACAAGACAGATAACCAGGGATCGCCGCCGACTCATCCCCAGCGCGCCAGCGCCGCCACTGATCCACCAGCTCCACATGCGCCTCGAGCGCTTTGCCGCGTTGCTTGCGCGCGCAGAGCGACTGAAAATATTCGATCGTCGCCACCGGCACACGCACCCTATCCTGCTGCCAGAGCTTGCCCGCCTGCGTCCGATCCACCAGCAACCGCCAATCACCGGCGGGAAATTGCGAGTTACCCCGTTTCAACAACCAATATTTGCCATACAGCACATGCGCCGTGAGCCCGCGCTGATGGCCGAGCTTCTCCGCCAGAGCGCGACAAGTCTCCATTTTCAGTTTAGGCGCCGCGGCATCGATGACGTCAAACGCTTCCAGCAAAGCCAGCACCTTCTCGCGCACACGCGGGCGCAACTTCGAGAGCAACTCTGGATCATTTCGGATGGGTAGCGCGGGCGACTCGCCCGCCCCGCTCGGCGACTCGCCGAGCGGAATCGTTGCGCGCGAGAAAGATTCGGGCTTATCGTTCATCCTCTCCTCCCCTTATTCGCGAGTTTGATCGCCTCACCCAATTTGATTCTGCGGCCCTCAAGCTGCGCGAGCTGCGCGCGATCCGCATCGAGCAACGGCAACCGCGGCGGATTGCCATCCTCACCGATCAACTCCTCCATCGCGCGCATCAGCGCATCGATCTTCAAGCCCACTTCCTCCCGCCGGATCATGGCCGCTTCTTCAGGCGACAACATCTTCGCGACGCGGCCGGAGATTTGGTATTTGGCGAATTCGGTCAGCAACTTCGATGGCACCTCACGCCGTCCAGGCACAATGCCATCCGTGATCAATTCCACGTGGAACTCCCACATCCACTTCTCCCACTGCTTATCGCCGATGCCAGGCCGCCGGACGATCGGCTCGCCGTCATGCTCATCAGCCGTCTTGAATTCCAGGAAAAGTTGGCGCGCCGTTTTGCCCTCGATCAGCGATCGCATCTTGGCCGCCAGCGGCCGGACTAACTCAGGAAGATCCGCGGGGTCTTTGAGGATCAATTCCCCGCCCTGGGCAAATGCGCAACGCTTGCGCATTTGAATGTAATCCTCGACCAGAGACCCGCAAGCATACAGAAGTCCCTTGGTGATAGCCATATAGTGCTGCGCCGTCCGCCATGGGATATCCGGGCAATGCTCCTTTATCCAGGGGCCAAACTCGCCGTGTTTGAGACCCTCCTTGACCTCGAACGCGTACAATCCGAAGGCGACGAACCGGCAGAGGGCCGCCTGCGCATCGCGAAACATCTCCGTCAAACGCCTGGCGACCTGGTCATCGCCCTCCTTGCAAACAGGCAAAAACCCGTTAGATTCGCGGTGTTGAGGGGGGAGCTGCTTGGTCTCGGTCTCGTCTGGCGGACGTTTTCCTGAGAAACCGGTGGCCTCTCCTTTGCGTCGATCAAGAACCATTATCCTCCGTGGGTTGTGGGTTGTCGGGCCCAGGTTGTACGGCCGTCGAAGATGATGCTGTTGCCGCTGCCGACTTCGATGATCTGCGCCGGGCAGCGCGTGGTGGCGCAGGCCTCTCCTCTGCGAACTGTTTCCGGATACTTGCCGGGACTGAGTCTGCACTGCTCCCCTCCGCCCAATGATCCGCATTCGGGTTTTTCTCCTCACGCTCGAGCATCTTGCGCATCCGATCGCGCCGTTCGGCTTCAACCGCTGCAGTCCGATCTGCGGCATGCGATTTCCAGATCAAATAATCCTCCAGCATAGCCAGCTCTTGGATCTCATCCGCAGACCGCTCCTTAATCGATCGCAACATCGACACGCGCGATTCAGCCAGGCCATCTGAATTTTCTTCAGACTTCATGGGCTCAATGGATCCGTGTTAATCCGTGAAATCCGTGTCTTCATAGCGTCCTCCCCTTCAGCAACTCCACCACACTCTCCCGCGTGATCTCCGGCGAGCCACCCGGCCCCACCCGGCACACACTCCGCGGCGCCAGCTTCAATTCACCAGCGGACAAAAGGTTGAGCACATGCCCGGAAGACACATTGAAAAGGCGCTGTAACTCCGTTGCACGGATCGGAGGCGATAGGCGCTGGGCGATAGGCGATAGGGGCAGCAACTCCCCGATCACCTCATCCATCGATTCCGGTTCACTCGGCTGCGACCCTGGCACCAGGTGACACGTCACCGACCTGGCCCACACCCGCACGAACGCCTTGTCACCTGTGGCGCGCAAATTCCACGCCCAACGCAACTGCCCATCCGCGATCAGATCCAGGACATCATCCTCACTCACATCGAGGATGGCCTTCACCGACTCCATCCCGAGCATCGGCCTGATGAAGAGCAAACGCGACCCATCGCGCGCGCGCAGATCCAGCCGCCGTTGAACTGGAGTAGTCATGAGAAAACCTCACCCGCTGAACGCAAATCAGAGCCCGGCCGCCTTGAGCTTTTCTCAATCGCGCCGACCAGCGCTGCGAAAGTGGTTGGGTTCATTTATTCGTTCCAATTCGCGGGCGGCTCAGGCGCTTCCACAGGCACACGTTGGACATCATCCAGCACATGGCGATTGAGCGCTTCGACCCATTCCAAAGTCTCCAGAGATTTCTTATCCGTTAACAACGGCTGACAGCGCCAATGATCGCTATCGGGCTCCACCTGGTATTCCATCACCTCAGCGATTCTGCGCGCGTTTACGATCCGCATCCGCTGCAATTGATCCAGCGCTTTGCTGATCTCGCTGCGATCCAGCCCGGTTAAATCGCAGAAGACCCGCAGGCGATTGATCTTCACCGACTCGCGCCCCATTCCGAAACTCAGCTCCAGGATTATGCCCCCAACGATCCGATGCTGCTTGTTCAGGTCGAACCGCCACATATCCCGGCGCACGATCGACGCGACCTGCAGATATCGCGCCACCAAAGTTGGCTGCTCAGCCGTGGGCGGCATGGGAGGCGTCTCGGCGGTGACCGCATCGGTTAACTTTTCCTGCATCCGATTCATCGCTTGATTCGCTCCATGTAAAGAACCGCCAAATACCCGAGAAAAAAGACGACCATGAACAAGACCAGACCGAACACATTCCACGGCAAAATCGAGCCCTGCACCCAAGCGCCGATCAGCACGAAATTGAAGCTCACCATCCGTGAAATCAGTGTCTTCATTTGAGCATCCTGGAAAACAACTTTTCGACCAGGCGCGAGTGCCGGCGCCTGGGCAACCATGATTTAGCCACCGCCTCGATCAACCGGATCCAGCGCAGCAACCCCCAGGTCAACAACCCGGCCGACAACAACAACCCAAAAGCCATTTCCAAAGTCATGCTCAGTTGAACCCAAAAAATCTGATAGCACACAGGAGCCGTTTATCTGCGCCATTGACGAACGCCACCCCTATCCCGCGCGACGGCGGAATCGCAATCTGAACACAGACCAGATCCGCCGGCACCGCCACCACATCGCCCTGCTGCTTGCTGATGAAGAACAGCGTCCGGCCATCCTTCACCCAATCAACCGGGGCCGTGCATGGGATTGGAAAAGTCATTTGGACAGGGCGGCACCGGCGTCTCGCCGGTGACTCATATTTCCCGCCCTGGCCGCGCGCAGCCAGGCGCTGCGCGGGCCGTGGTGGGCTGGGGTGCGGGTGGTTGTCGCGCTTCGCGGTGAGGGAATGCCCGACCAGCAAGGTCTTGGCTGAGAGAAAATCCAGCGAAAGTCGTACTGGCCCGGCTGAGTCAACCGGGCCTGATTGATCGCCGACTCCTTACCCCAGCCAAAATCAACATCAGGCAATAGGCGATGGGCGATAGGTGATAGGCCCATCCGTGTTGATCGGTGAAATCCGTGTCTCATCGTGAGCCCTTCCAATTCTTTCGCGTCTCAGCGCGATGCTTGCGCAGCTCGTTCAGCACGTTTGCCTTCATCTCATCCACACGCGCCTGATTAAGCCGGCGGACCTGTTCCCGCCCGCGCGCGTATGCGCGCGCCAACCCGCGAGCAGCCAGGCCGCCACTCATCGCGCCCCCTTCCCGGCCGACTGCGACGTCCGCGCGATCTTCTCCTGCAGCGCCATGCGCAGAAACTTTGAGCGATCCGTGTCCAGGACAGCCACAGCCCTATCTAGGGCCTCGACGACGAACAACGGCACGCGTGCGCCGACGAATGTGGAATCCTCAGCCCGCACGATGCCCCGTCGAAGTTTCCGGTCCTTACTCATGCGAACACAATTAAACTAAGTTTAACTCAGTTGCAATAATATTCTTGAAGAAATTTTCAGGGATGCTACAGATAGGCTGTGTCTGACCACCCCGAAGGCCACAAACTGATCGGCTGCCGTTGCAGCCGTTCACTGGTAAGCAAAATTGACAAGGCACGCGGACCTCTAAACCGATCCCAGTTCGTTCGCGATGCCCTTTTGGACAAGCTGCGAGCGTTGGGAATTGATGTGAGTGCGGCTGAAGTAAATGCCCCTGATCGCAAAGGCAAAGGTGGACCGAAGCCTAAGCAGCGAAAATACCCAGGTGCATCAGGGACCCAAATTTGGAACGAGTCTGAGAAGAGAACAAAATCTGCTAGCTACAAACACTGAGAATGAAATCAATTCTGTTATTGGCCCTGCTCTGCACTGCCATGCCCCAAATCCAAGCTCAATATTCTGGCGACAGATTCTCGCGGAAGGGGCTGTATCTCACCGGCGCGAATAACGATCCCCAAAAGGAGCGTGAGCAAAAGATGCGTGAAGAGGCCGCCAGAGCTGCGGCCGTTGAGACTCACACACCTGAGGAATGGAGCCGTATCTATGCGCAGATTCGGCTCCAGGTCGAAGCCGAAGCTGCCGCCGCTCAAAAAGTGGAGGCAGAGCAACAAGCTGCGCGCAAAATCGAGATGGATAGAGTAGCTGCACTGCGAAAAATCAAAACCACGCTGCCCACGCCAAAGATTTCCAGCGTAAACAGTGAGCGAACCTCCGAGCGGGTTTCGGTGCAGGAACCGGACTGGACATCGACCGTATTCGGAATGGTGATCTGCATAGCGATTGGAGTCCTGGGGTTGATTTTAGTCGTCCTTTGGATCCTCTTTCCCGTCTTCGTCTATCAGTATCTCAAGCGGCTGGTCCTGGCTCAGGAGGAGAGTAACAGATTTTTAAGGATGATGACCGAGCGCACTCCGGAATTGTAGCTCGCACGCTGATGCCCATTTGGCTAACCATTCCGCTGGTGGTATTGGGCGTGATCCTGGGCAGCATCCTGATGCAGGCCATCTATCGCGGCTTCCGCTCCTCCCCAAAGCCCCGTGCCCGGAAATGAATTATGAAATATGTGATCCTGTTGGACGTGCCGGAGAATGATGTCTGGTATCGAGCACTTGCGGTATTTTCCAGAGCCATCAAATTCGGTGATCTGTCGGTTCTGGAGATAAGCGCCACCAGCGCCAACTTTGATGGGCAGTATTTAAGAGTGACGCTTGAGACACCGGAAGACTTGAAAGGGCTGGAGCTGAGAATTCCTCACAAATATGTGGCGATGGCTTATGGTGAAGGGGAAAGTAATCGCAAAATTCCGTTCCAGTTCCCTGTGATCTGAGGGCTACCCATCGCGGTTTCCGCCGTCGCAAATGAAACTCGGCCTTCTTGATCTTCGTTACTCCTGTTGAATTCAGTTCTTTAGAATCCGGTGCAAAACCTGTTGGCAACCTGTTCGCCAGCCTGTTAGTAAGGCGGTGAATAACGGTGTTGATAACTTTTGCTTGAAATTCGGTCATCGCTTTTGAGGACAAGATCAATAAGAGATTCTTGCTCGGGCCTACTCAGCACTCGCAGACTGCACTCATGAGCGCACACCAATTCCCAGGGTTTCTTATCGCGATTGAGGGCATAGACGGTGCCGGCAAGACTACGCAGGCCCATTGGGTTCAGGAAAAACTTCAGGCCAGAAAATTAGCCGTCATCAGGACCAAAGAGCCGACCACGGGTTATTGGGGCCAGATATTACGCGACTCGGCTGTCACTGGCCGCTTGTCTCTCCAGGAAGAAATAGAGGGCTTCGTAAAGGATCGCCAGGAGCATGTCTCTCGACTCATCAAGCCAGAGTTGGAAGCCGGGCGCATTGTCATCGTGGACCGATATTATTTTTCCAGCATGGCCTATCAGGGCGCGCGCGGGATGGCCCCCGAGGAAATTCAAAGACTCAACGAAGCCTTCGCGCCCGAGCCGGATTTGCTGGTCGTCCTGGATATCAGTCCTGAAACCTCTCTGGAGCGAATTCGAACTCGTGGCGATCGGGCCAACCATTTTGAGAACACTGGAACGTTGACTAAAGCCCGTGCGATTTTCAGGAAGATCAACAAGCCGTATCTTTTTTTGCTGGATGGGACGGAGTTCCCCTTGGTGTTATGCGGTCGCATTGTCGCTGAGTTTACCCGCCGTTACACTGAGCGCATCGCTGCCGGGCTTGCCACCGCCTCTGACGAACAGATCAAGGAAAAGCTGAATTCCACCCTGGTCATGTTGGGCGGCGACCCGATTTGATTCCTTCAGCCTTTAGCCCTCAGCCCTTCTCCTAATTCCCACCGTGGGGTGGCGCCCCATGCGAGACTTGTCTCGCATGTTGGCTGAACATCCCAAACGGTTTTGCAGAGCTTCACAGGAGGCGCTGCTGCCTGCAGCTCGCGGCTCGGTCCAGGAGCCAACAGATCATCCACCAACATCCGAGCCGTCGATTTCAGACACGGATTCCACGGATTATCACGGAAGCCTCGCAGACACGAATTCCACGGATTATCACGGAACCCGCTCCCGCCCCCATCCGTGCCCATCCGTGAAATCAGTGTCAGTCCCGATCTGCGTTCATCAGCGTTCATCTGCGGTTACCCCAAACAGACCATGAACCAGCTCATTGAATTCATCTCCGGCAAAAAGACCTACCTGGTGGCCGCGGCGGCGATCGCATATCTGGCCGTCTGCCAGTTCACCGGCAAAGCCCCCAGCGAAGAGATCATGGGCATGTTCGGTTTCCTGGGCCTGACCTTCCTCCGGATGGGCGTTAGCAAAACCAACCAAGCCCTCGAACACGTTCACCAACACATCGAAGCCATCCAGGATTCACTGCCCGAGCAACCAAAGGCTGAATGAAAATGAAACTCCTATCGCCTATCCCCTATCTCGCTCTGCTCCTCGCGGCCGGCTGCGGTACGCTGAGTAAAGGCACCCCGGACAATCCCAGCCCTTACGGCGGCGTAACTGCCACCGGCGAACTCAAAACACCCGATCGCGTTCTGTATGACGCGGACTTCGCCATCGCCACCGCTTACGACGGCCTGCATGCCTTCGTAAAATGGGAGTATGACAATCGGCAGGCACTCAGCGGCACGCCTGAAATCAAGCAGGCGGCCGATAAAATCCGCGCCGGCGCATCGGACTGGTTCAAGTCAGCCATAGCCGTGCGCGATAGCTACGCCGGCAACCCGACCACCGAAACCCGATCAGCGCTGCAGAAAGCGCTCGACACACTCCAGGCCGCAATCGCCGAAGCCAATCGTTACCGGACCGCCCAACTGACCACTGACCATTGATTACTGATTACTGATTACTGACCTATGGATCCAATCATCATCGCCAGCGGTGCCATCGCGATCCTGAAGGAAGCGTTGGCCGCCATCGCATCCGGCGTTGCAGCCGGTGAAATCTCCGTGGAAACCCAAAAAGCGCAGCTCAAAAAGATCGATCTGTTGCGCGATGGGGACTTCGACGGCCCCGAATGGAAAGTGGAGCGCTGAGGCTTTGTAAATCGTAAATCGCAAATGGGAAATGCCCACCCCCACACCACTGGAACTTGCTGGCTGGCTTGGCTGCCTGGTCGCCGTGGTGATGGGCATCAACCAGGTCATGCGCCTCCTGGACCGGTTCAAGGAAACGCCCACCCCGCGCGACACCTACCAGGTCAAAGGCGATTACGTCACCCAACGCGAACTGAAAGACGTCCGCGAAGACGTGGATGCGCTGGCTGGGGAACTGCGCGAATCGATCACCGAAGTCCGCCGCGAAATGGCGCACGACAAAGAAGTGAACCAGGCCGCTGCCGAAGCCCGCGCGCAGAACATCCACAAACGCGTGGACGAAGTCCTGGCCGCCGTGAGCGAGCTGCGTGGGTTTGTCAGCAAAGCCCTTCGGCCAAAGTGAGTGCAGGGCCACCAATGAAAGAACGGCTCCTATTAATCGAAGACAACGCCGGCTACGCCGCCGCGTTGCGCGAGCGCCTCGCCCCATTTGCCGAGGTGGACGTCGCCTCCACACTCACCTCGGGCATACATCAGGCGCTGGCTACGGACTACTGGTGCATTCTCCTGGACCTGACCCTGCCCGACTCACGCTGGCCGGACACATTCAACACCTTTTCCCAGATCACACGCTCCGCCTCCATTGTGATCGTGAGCGGCCAGGACAGTGCGGAATTCGTGGCCGAGACCATCCGGGCCGGCGCGGCCGGTTACATCGTGAAAGGGCGTGACGACCTGGATGGCGAACAGATCTTCGGCGCGATCTGCCGCGCCGTCTTGCACAAAGAGAGCCTGCTGGGTTTGGAGCATGCCGCCCGCATCGCCCATGACACACAGCGCATCAACCGAACCGCAGCGAACGGATCGACAGAGAGATTATGAACGAACATATCCAGGGAACAATCGCGGCCATCGAATCGCGCATCGCGGAACTGCAACGGATGAGCCAGCAACTGCGTGAGCTCTTCCGCGACGACGGGCAGGCTTTGCCGGCGCTGATGCCAATAGCCCGCAACGGCACCCATCGCAAACCGAACTCCGGCCGCAAGCCGAAAGCCGAACGGACCGCGGTCGGTCCCCGACCGCAGCGGCGTTTCAAAGTCGTGGACGCCATTCGCGAAGTCTTTCGCAAATCAGTCGGAGCAATGAATGCAGCGGCCGTTCGCGTGGAGATCAGAAAAGCGGCCCCACAGCTCGAAGACCGGCTCAATAGCGTCTCTGTCAATCTACTCGATATGAGCAACCGCGGCGAGCTGCACCGGACCGGCGCCGGCAGCGACGCGACCTATCGCAGGGCTAAACTCAAGGAAGCAAGGGAACCGATTTCGGATACGGCAGCCGCCTATCACAAATTCCGCGAGACGATCCCGGCGCCAGCCACGGACTCATAAATCGCAAATCGTAAATGACAAAGGCCGACCTGAAAAAGTTTCTCTTGCAAGCCCTCAAGCGGATGGACGGCGCGCCGATGCCCGACGCTGTGTTGATCGAGAGCGGGCGCCAGGCGTTCAAAAGCGCCGCCGGCCGCGAGCCGAGCGTGGGCGACATCAATGAAGCAAAACGCGAGCTCGAGCACAACGGTTACATCCATGGCACTGAAGACGAGATGGATCACACCATGAGCTGGACCCTGACGCCGAAGGGCAAACACAAAGTGATGCAAATTTGAACGCATTCTTAAAAAAAATGAAACCGATTGAACTGCGGAGCGGCCGTTACGCAGTTCACGTGCTGCGAGACAATCGTCCCAGGTTGTTGGGTCTGCGCGGCGAATTGCAAAGACAGCGACCAGCCCGATCTGGGCGGGCTGGCGCTGGGCGGCATCCGTGTTCATCCGTGAAATCCGTGTCTTGAATGCCCAAAGAGAAAAAATCGAAATTGGATCCGCACAGCGCGGAGCTGGAGGCATGGTTCGACGACAAGGTCACCCTGCAGGAAGCCTGCGGCCGTTTGCTCGAGCGCTACAAACTTTCAGTCTCGCCATCCTTACTCTCGGACTGGTGGGAGAAACGCCAGCAACAACGATTGCAGGACCGAGTCCTGGACCGGATCAGCTCCGGCGCTGCAGCGGTGAAACAGGTGGAGAAACAATTCGCCAAGGACGCCCCGCCGGAAGTCGAGACCCTGATCAAACTGCATCGGGTCCTGATCATGCAACTCAGCCTGCAGGCGACAGCCAACCCCGAGCTGCTCAAGACCGCCAGCGACTGCATGAAACCGGTGATGGCCTATTTGAAAGTGCAGGAACAACGCGCCGATCGGGGCCTGGAAGAACGCCGCCTGGCCATCCTCGAGCAGAAAGCCAAGCAAGCAGAGGAAGCGGAGGTGGTCACCAGCGACAAGAAGCTTTCACCCGAAGAAAAGCAGACGCGCCTGCGCGCCATCTTCGGCATGAGCTAGACACGGATTACACGGATTATCACGGAATTGAGCTGATGATTTCACCAAACCAGAACGAGGGCGGGACTGGCAGAAAGGCCAATGCGCAAAGCCCCAATGCCGGTCCCGATCCTTCCCCGCGCGATTTGCTCCTGCCTTATCAACGCAAATGGGCGGATGACGATTCGCGTTTTAAGATCGGGCTCATGGCGCGCCAGGTCGGCAAAGACTTCACCAGCGCTGAGGAAGGCATCCGTGACTGTTACCAACGCGAGTTGAACGGTGACAAAACCTCATGGCTCATTGCCGCGCCATCCGAACGCCAGGCCGTTGAATCGTTTCTCAAATGGCGCGAATGGACGGAGGCCTACAAGCTCGCCATCGAGGACGTCATCGAAGAACGCGAAGGCGGGTCCGAAACACTCCTCAAATCCAGCACCATCGTTTTCCCGAACGGCTCACGCGTCATCGCCGTCCCTGGCAAACCCGACACTGTCCGTGGTTTCTCCGCGAATATCCTGCTCACCGAGTTTGCCTTCTTTGAAAATCCGGATGCCACCTGGCGCGCCATCCTGCCCAGCATTACCAATCCGCTGCGGGGCGGGCAGAAGAAGTGCCGCCTCATCTCCACGCCGAACGGCAAAGGCAACAAATTTCACGATCTATGGTCGAAAAACTTTGGCGGGCCGGACGCCAAATGGAGCTGCCACAAGATCACTATTACCGATGCCGTCGCCCAGGGCCTGCCCATCGACATCGAGGAACTCCGCGCCGCACTCGATGATCCTGAAGGTTGGGCAATTGAATATGACCCGCTGGAATTCCTCGACAAAGCCACCGTCCTCTTGCCCTACGAACTCATTGGCCTCTGCGAAAGCGCCGAAGCCACTGAGGCAATCGATTTCGAATATTGGCTGAGCACATCGCCCTTCCCGGTGGACATCGGCATCGATTTCGGCCGTAAAAAAAATCTGACCGTCGCCTGGTCAGCCGAAGCCGTCGCGGACATGCAGATCACCAAAGAAGTTCTTTGCCTGGAAAATATGAGCACGCCGGACCAGGTCGAGCACTTAAGGCCGCGCATCAAGAAAGCGCGCCGGGTCTGTTTGGATTACACGGGGCCTGGCGTTGGCCTGGGCGATTACCTGGTCGCAGAGTTCGGCGAATGGAAACTGGAAGCGGACAGGTTCGGCAAGATCGAATTAGTGACGATCAGCAACCCCATCAAGGTTGACCTGTTCAGCAAACTCAAGATGAAATTCGAAGGGCGCAAATGGTTGATCCCGATCAACCGCATCATTCGCGAGGACCTGCACTCGATGAACCGAGTCGTGACGGCCGCCGGCACAGTCACCTATCGCGCGCCGCACACTGAAGACGGCCACGCCGATCGCTGCACTGGCCTGGCGCTATGCAACCGGGCCGGCTCGATGCCCAGCGTCGTCGGCCGAATCATTGTCCCGGAGAACACCAGGCACAGCCGGGTGATCGCCGATCGCCGCGAAAGGAGCCTGGCTGGATGAGACACGGATTTCACGAATTAACACTGAGCCGGATGAGACACGGATTTCACAGTGTCCACCCATGAAGACCCCGATCCCATGCCCGGTCTGCGGGAAGCCGTTCACGCCGAAACGCGCGACGAAGAAGGTTTGCTCGGACCTCTGCCGGATCCATGGGTGGAAAGCGGAGCGCCCGCGGATCTTCCGGCCTCAGCCACGGCACTGTTGCGAATGCACCGGCCTCTTCACGCCCAAAACCCCTGGCGCCGCCTTTTGTTCGGACCTTTGCCGCACACGCCGATGGGAGAAGGATCATCCCCGGATTTCATCCCCACCGCCGCCATCGATAAAACCATCAAAATTTCGCACGGAACAGGCAGTTACGGACATTGGAACGATAAGGATGGATGTCCATACCCCCTCCCACGCTCCACGCGCCATGCTCCAGATGCTTCACGCTCAGCCATGACCTTTTTCCGCAACCTCAAATCCGCCCTGGTCAGTGCCGCCTGGCCGCTCCTGAACCGCGTCCAGGCCGCGATCCCCGGCTCGGCGCTGGATATGGAGCGCCTAGTCCGTGGCACAAATCGCTGGCGCGAATGGTACAACCCACTTCGTGGCCTGACCGTTGCCAGATCCGTCACGCTCATGGAAGCCGGGCAACGCGGTGAATTCGCGGATCTGCAATGGCTGTACCGCCTGGTCGAGAAACGCAACGCCACACATCGGGCGCTCATCATCCGGCGCCGGGCCGCCTTGCAAAAGCTGGATTGGGACATCAAGACCGTGGCCGAGCTGCCCCTCGGATCCACCCAGGCCCAGGCCGACGCCCAGAAACAAACCCTGCGCGCCGCCTATGACGCCATTGACAACCTCAGCGGCGCGATCGCGTTCCTGGCCCTGGCCGAGTTCCGCGGGTTCAGCCATTTGCAAAAGCACCGCAGCCCCGACGGCGACATTATCCATCTCGAACCACTCGATCAATGGACCTGGGTGCGCGACGGGTTGTACGGCCCATGGGCGTACAACAAAGAAAGCCGCGCCAGCACCTTCGATGCGCTCAAAACCAACGTCATTGACCCGGCTGGATTCATCATTCGCGAGTGCGACATGGCCATCGATGAGGTTGGCCTGCTCTGTTACCTGCGCAAGAACCTCTCCCAAAAAGATTGGGACGGTTTCATCGAGATCTACGGCATCCCCAGCGGCGTCGTCCTGATGCCCGGCAACATCCAGCAAGGCAAAGAAAAGGACTACGAAGACGCCGCCACGCGGATCGCTGCCGGCGGCAGCGGCGCGTTACCGGCCGGGAGCGATTACAAACCGAACGATCAACCCCGCGGCGTGAACCCGTTCCGCGATCATATCCGGTATCAGGATGAGGAGCTGGTCTTGGCCGGCACAGGCGGCAAGCTCACCATGCTCACCGAGAGCGGCAGCGGCACACTGGCCGGCGGCGCGCACGAAGATACGTTCGACGAGATCGCCGAAGGCGAAGCCGCCGAGCTGAACGAAGTTTTCCAGAAGCAATTCGATGCCGACGTTCTCTCGCGCGAGCACGCAGGCGAACCGGCCCTGGCTTATTGGGAACTCTGTCCACGCGACGAAGCGGACATCAAAGAAGAAGTTGAAAATACATTCAAACTCGCCCAGGCCGGATATCAGCGCGACATCGAAGAGCTGAAAGAAAAGACCGGTTATACGCTGGAACTGAAGCCGCAGCCTGCTCCGGGGAGCGCGCCCGCCTCGGGTGCTCCTGAAGGCGCCCCGCCTTCAGGCTTGGGACTCCGCAACCGATCAACGGCCCAGCAGTCCACCGGCATGCAGCGCGTCATCCGCGCCCGTGCAACCAGTCTGCAACCCATCTTCCAACGGCTGGAAGCCCTCCTGCAAACGACTGATCAGGACCAATTCCAACGCGAACTCGAGCAACTCCTCAAAGACGTGCCCGACCTGGCGGACCAGGTTCGCGCCCGGCCGGAGTACGCGGCCGCGCTCCAGGAAGTGTTAGCCGAATCGATGACCAACGCCGTCGTGGACGACCTGCGCAAAAAAACCACCCTGATATGAACCAGGACTATTCAAGTTTACTACTGCCGCTCACCAACCGCGGCGCCGACGGCAAGTTCACGCTCCCGGCCGATGGCTGGTATCACGGGCTGCCCATTGGCCAATTCCCGAACATCGAGAAACTGCCGGACGGCACGGTCCGCAAGGCCCTGCAGATCCTCGATGACAAAGCGTTGACCGCGATGAAGAACAGTTTCGACGCCCTGGTCGCCAAGCCGAACTTCACCGGGCTGCTCATTGATTTCGATCATTTCTCAGATGACCTGAACAAATCCAGCGAAGCCGCCGGCTGGATCACAGCTTGGGAGAATCGGTCTGCCGGCGCCTGGTGGCAGATCCGCTGGAGCGACACAGGCGAGGCCGCGGTCCGCAACGGCCGATTCCGGTTCCTGTCCGGCGTATTCCCGCCAGAAGGCTGGGAATTCATCGAGCCACCGCTGAAGAACGCGAAACGCAAAACGATCGAGATGAAAATCCGCCCGCTGCTATTGAGCGGCGCGGGGCTTACGAACAAACCCAATTTGAGAGGGATGGTCCCTCTCAGTAATCGCCTGGGTCCTGGCCGGACGGGCCACCAGGCGGGCAGCAAACAAACAACGAAAGGACCCATGAACAGTGTAGCCGCAAAGCTTGGTCTGTCCGCCGAGGCGAGCGAAGACGCGATCCTCGCGGCCGTGACCAGCATCATCACCGAGCGGGACGGCATCAAAGCCGAACTGCCCCAGCTCAAAAACCGCGTCACCGATCTGGAGAAGACCAACGGCGAACTTCTCACCGAACAGATCGATGCCGACCTGGACTCGCACGGAATCAAAGACGACGGCAAACGCGCCAAGCTCAAGCCCGTGTTGAGCAACATGAAGAACCGCGCTGATCGCATCGAGTTCCTCAAAGACATCGTCGCCAAACCCACAATGGCAAACGACAAGGCCGGGAAAGATAAGCCGTTGCTGAACCGCAAGGACAGCACCCCGCCAGGAGAGGCGGGTGCCGGCGACGAAGCGAAGACCGCCAAGGAACGCGAAAGCACCGTGCGCGAATATCAATTGCGCAATCGTTGCACCTACGGCGAAGCCTGGAACGCCGTGCGCAACGACAAACCCGAACTGTTCGGTATCACAGATTAACCCAAAGCCGCGTGAGGCTGGCGCCAGGAGCGCCAGACTTTTACGCGGAACAACCATCAACCAACTTATGGGCTCAGCATTATTCAGCAGAGAAAACAACGTCATCCTTGTTACCGGCGTCGATTACTCGGGCAAGGAAGGTTACCTCGTTAAAGCCGCCGCCGGCGTGGACGCGCTGAACGATTCCAAAACCGTGCCCGCCTTCGGCGTCATCCTGGATGGCGAAGTGGCGGCGAAAAACTCAAGCGTCGGGGTCCTCGGCGCGTTATCCGGCTCGGTCCGGCTCAAAGCCGGCGGAGCGATCAAGCAGTTCGATCGGCTCGAACAGAAAAACGACGGCACAGTCGTGACCGACGAAGCCGCCGGCACCGCGCGCGTTGTGGTAGGCGTGGCTTTGGAAGATGCCGCCGCGGGCGACTTGTTCGAGGCCGCCACATTGGCCCCGGTCATCCTGCCGTAACCTCATCAGCAACCAGCAACCAGCAACTAACAAATCATTATGGCACGAGAAGCTACCGCAGTAATGAACCAGCAGCTCACCACGTTTGCGCAGGGGCACATGAACGACCTGCGCCGAGCGATGGAACTAGCCGAGCGGCTCGCCCCGACAGTTGTCGTGGGCGGATCCACCGGCCAATACAAAAAGTTCGACGACCTCAATGCGTTCCAGACGTACAGCACCGCACGCCCCTTGGGCGGCGAAGCCAAACGCATTATGTTCGAGGCCACCGACGCCTTCTACAACTGCAAACCGCAGGCGCTCGAGGTGACCGTGGACAAGGAAGAACGGAACATGGCCGGCCCGGACAATTCCGTAAGCCAGCAACTCCTGGATGAAGGTAAGATCCGCGCCCTCCTCAACGTCACCGCGCTCAGTCACGTCCGCAACGTATGCGACATCGTTCTGGCCGCGCTAGTAGCCGAAGCCGCGCCGATCGGAGTCTGGAGCAATCCTGATGTGGATCCGATCGATCAACTGGATAAGATCATCGATGACCTCGCCACCGCCTGTGGCAGCACGGAAGGCATCAAGGTCACCATGAGCCTCACCGCCTGGCGTACCCTGCGCAATCATCCCAAGGCCAAGGCCCGCGCAGTCGGCGTGCAAGTGGGCGGCATCACGCTCGAGCAGCTCAACAGCGTGCTCGCGATCCCGGTGGATGTGGCCGCTTACGCGATCACGTACAACTCCGCGCAGCTCGGCCAGGCCAAGGTCAAGGCGCGGTTGCTCGCCGGCCAGGTGCTGGTCACCTACAGCATGCCCACCCCCACGCAGTATGACCCGAGCGCATTCAAGAACTTCACCGTCGGCCCTGGTGGAGTGCAATCAGTGCGATCGTGGATGGCGCCGAGCGGGTTTTACGACGCGCACGTGATCGATTGGAGCGAGCACATCGCACAAACCAGCACCATCGCCGCCAAACGCATCGATCTGAGCTAACTCAACTGGGTGGCGCGGGCGACTCGCCCGCTCTCATTGGCGACTCGCCAATGAGCTCGTCGCGCGCGCCGAACCCAAAACAAAACTGAAGACTATGAAACGAATCCTGAAAAATCAGTTCGCCCTGCTCATGGCCGGCATTGTCTGTCTATTGCTGACCATTGGGCTATTTGCGCCCCTATTCATCCCACCGCTGGACGTCCACGCCCAAGTCACACCCACGAGCGGCGGCACGATCACGACAACCAGTCCGCTCTCCTCGAACACCACCTATACGGTGAACTCCACCGCTGTAGCGGCGCGCAAGGATCGCGGGCTGGGCATTCTCGCGTCATTCACCCCGGCCACCACAACCAATGCCGTCACGCTGAACTTCCAGGTCTCGAACGATGGCACCAATTGGGCCGCTGCAACGCCCTATACCCTGACGGTGAACCTGACCGCAGCGACGACCAATTACATCGCGTTCACCAATTTCCCGGCTTCGACGTTCAACAACGTCGCTTACTGGCGATTGGGAACGATCACTACCGCGCTCACCAATGCGATCACGAATTCCATCTCATGGTCGGTGAATAACTAGACACCGATTAACTCGGATTTTCACGGAGAGGCTTCATCGCTCCGTGAGAATCCGTGAAATCCGTGTCTCGAAAATCTGATGGCTTGGACCGCTCTCACCGCCGCGCAGGTGCTGAACGACCTCAATAATGCTGAGGTCGAGAAGTATCGCGAGATCATTGCTGATGGGCAGAGCGATCCGCTCCCGGACATTCTCGCTCGCACGACCGATTACGTGCGCGGGTTTGTGGGCAAACAAGTCCCGCTCGATGCCGCCGGGCTTCCGCCTGAAGTGCTTAATCCGGCGGTGGACATCGCGATCTATCGGCTGTGCAAACGCGTCCAGACCAGCAGCGCCGAACAACGCAAACCAGCCGCCGACGATGCCGAGGAATTCCTAAAAGGCGTGGCCAAAGGCGACACGGCCGTAAGCCCATCCACCGGCGATATCGTGACCCCGCAAAAGCCGTCAGTTGAAGAACCGAACAATACGTTCCAACCAGGAGACCAGGATGGAGCATGACCTAAAGGAAGTCTGCGATCTGTTGCGCTCGGACATCGACAGCACTGCCAAGCGTGTTCACGCGCTGAAGCAACATTCTGTCCTGAACGGTTCAGCTCTGAACGGGGAAACGAGGAGTGAGTTGTTTGCCAATGTCACGCTGGCCTACCGCCATCTGGAAGACGCCCGCATGCGGCTCGGCAAAGTAATTCAACACTACGAAGGCGGTGGATCCAAGTACGACAAACCCATCAGTGTTAATCCGTGAAATCAGTGTCTAAATGACCGTAACCGGCACATTCATTGACGCTGCGGACCAGCCGCGTGCGAGCACAGCCGTCAAGTTCTTGTGCGAAACCAACCCGGCTATTGATGGGCTCGGCGTTCTCACCGCGCCGATCATCACTGTGGTCGCTGACGAGGATGGCGCGATCAGCCAGGTGCTCGATCATGGGATTTATCTGGTGCAAGTCGGCACCAACAATCGCGACAAATTCAGGATCCAGGTCCCCGAAAGCGATGGCACGGCCGATATCCGGGATCTGATGATCATCTCCGCGCCGACGTCGCCAGTGTACGTCCCGGCCACGTTTCTGCCGGTGAGCGGGACCAATTACCAATACAACGCCGGCAAACTGCAGCTCAAAAACATCGATACCGGTTTGTATCATACGCTGTGGGTGGTCGGCGCAGTCGGCCAGGAGCAGCTCCAACTCGATCAACCCGGTGATCTGGCGATCGCTGTGGTCGGCCTGGTCCCGATCTATGGCAACAATTACCGGCTCAAAAATGGCAACCTGCAGTTCAAGAACACCGACACCGGGCTCTATCACACATTGAACGTAGCCGGCCCGCCCGAGTTCGAGCAGATCAACATCGTTATCCCAGGCGAATCATGAAACACGGATCTCACAGATTAGCACCGTATCGAGCGAGACACGGATTTCACGGATTAGCACGGATGCTCCCCATCGCCTGGTGCCTCTTGCCTATCGCCCTTTTTGCACAGGTCCGCAGCGTGAGCGTGGATACCAACGGCGCCGTCGTCGCGCCAACCAACTTTTTCCCCGCCAATTCCAATGCATTGAATCTCATAATCGTTCCCGCTGGCAACGGCTTGGTCAAAAGCGGCAGCACGCTGCATTTCGGCCAGAGCGCGGCTTATACGGACGGGCGAATACCATTTGCGATCGGCACGAACGGCATCGGGTTCAGTAGCGCTTTGACTTGGGACAATGACAACCAAATTTTCAAGGTTGGCCCAGCGATTTCATTCGCGGCTGGCGATAGCAGCGCGACGATCACCGGGCCGCTCAGTGTTGGAACGGTGACGTTCAACGCCAATGCAAAGCCGTTGGTTGTCGGTCCTGGCAAGTTGGTCCGGACTGACAGTGGCACGAATCTCTCGGCGGTGGTAATCGGGTCCGGGGTCGCATTCGACGGCACAACACTATCGGCAACCGGGTCTGGAGGGTCGGTGACGAGCGTTGGTTTGACGGTCCCGTCGTGGTTGTCGGTGTCAGGCAGCCCGGTGACGACAAGTGGGCTGTTGGCGGTGACGGCGGCAGGTGGGCAAACCTCGAATCTTGTGCTCGCGACTCCCGATGGCACGACTGGCGCGGCCAGCTTGCGGGCGCTCATCGCCGCGGATCTGCCATCGCTCGACGCGGCCAAGATCGGCAGTGGGACGCTCGACACGAACCGATTCTCGGCACTCGTCAAAGATCTCGGCGCGCTCAGCGCAGCGGCGGGCGATGTTTACTATTACGACGGGACTCACCTTCGCAATCTCGGAGCGGGAACAAACGGGCAGGCGCTGACGATGACGAACGGGCTGCCGGTCTGGATGACCCGCAACGACGGCAGCGTGGGAACGAACACCTACACCACGATTGTCGTCCAGACCAATAACGTCACGGTGCTCAAAGGCGGCCATATCACGATTTCAAACAGCATCACGATTCTGACAAATGGAACATTCACGTTGCAGAACATTCCATTGCCCGCGGTGCTGGTGGCTCTAACGAACGGCACGGTCACCAACGCGACGTTGAGTGGCTTGACGCTATCAAACGACGGCACGCTGACAGCAACCGGCAGCGGCAGCGGAGTCACGACGGACGTGACTGCTTTGGGTTGGAGCGGTACGAACATCACCGGACTGGATTGCACAACCAACGGCGCATCGTTCTATCTCTTGGTGACGAATAACTGTCTGCTCGGAAGTTCAACCTTCTCGAATCTTCCTGCCAAGACCGCTTATAAGACCTACACGGTTTGCTTTCAGCAGGACGGCACTGGCGGCTACACGGTGAAGCTGACAAACAGCGTGGTCGGATGGGAGGACGGCGGCACAGGCGGCCAACCGACAATCAAAACGCAGGCCAATGCCGTCTCCTACATCTATCTGCACACCGACCTGACAACCAACTCGACCTTGGTCGGAACTCCGAACCTGAACATTCAACGATGAAACGCTTCCTTCCTTGGCTGCTGCTGAGCGTCGTCTGCGCGAGCGCAGCAATCCCGCCGGTGTCCACCTACAACTGGGAGGCGGAAGCGTGGCGCGTGCGCGTGGGCACGAACAGCGGAACAATCACCGGTAAAGCCTACCGGACTGGCACTCGCTTCATGCAGCAGACGCGGAAATGGGACGTGCGCCGTTACCTTGGCAGGGCAAATATCTATTTGGGAGATCAGACCAATGCAATGTGCATCCCGATCATTGTTGATTGGTTCAGCACGATGGTCGCTCCCGATCAACTGGTAGCGTTCGTTTCAACTGACTACGCGGAAGCTACCGGGTTGACCGGCAACACGACGACAAAATATCTGGTGCCGAATTCACCGTCGCCTGGAATGGGGCTGTCGGGGTTGACCAGCATCACGAACCTTCACATGGCGGTCTATAACCGGACGGCTTCGTCGCAGTCCGGTTACTGCATGGGCATCGCCTACTCAGTTGGACCGACAATCGTAGGATTTCCAATTTCCTACGCGAACACGACATATCTTGAACTCGGCACGGTGGCCAATCAGGTTTCCGTCGCGGACACAACCGGGAGAGGTTTCTACGTCACGACGCGGCGTTCTGATGCCAGGGCGATTTACAAGAACGGCGCTTCGATTCTGATCAGCGCGGCGGCTGCGGCGGGCGCACTGGCGGGCGGGCAAGTGATCGTTCACGCGGAGATGTCGAGCGCGGGAAACCCGTCGCTGTGGACTGACCGGGCTTTGAGCTATCACTGCTTTGGTTTCGGCATTCCGAATGAGAAGCAGGCTGCTTACTACCAGGCGGTCTATAACGTGCAAGAGGTTTACAACCGGCAATGAGCAGCAAGTTCAAACAACTTCGAGGCATGCTCGCCGAGTGCGAGGTGGGCGACGCCGTTTACGAATCGGTGTATGAGCGCGAACTGCTGGACCGCAAGCAGGTCGCGGAGATGTCTTTTGAATCGGTGCCGTTCGTTGGGAATGCGCTGACATGGCGTTCGGGTCGGCTATGGCGGAGGTGCAAGTGAGCGTAACTCCCTACAAAACGGAAATCAGACCCAGAAGCGGAACGGCGCTGACGGATTCGGAGTGCGAGAAGTGCGGGGAGCGTAATGAATGGGGTAGTTGGCTGACTGGCACAGGACATTTTTGGTGCCGTCGTTGCAAACGGATGATGAAGCACATTTTCACGCCTCGTTGCAGAGAGTTTCAGAATCGGAAGTGTGCGCCAACTTCGCCAACAAAAACGCTAGCGGCTCTTGTGGCTTTAGTCACGGTCTACGGCGTCATCCAGGCCGTGAATCTGAGCTGCAACCTTTCGATGATGAACGACAATCCAGAACTGTGGCGCACCGGCCTGCTTGTTTCGGCGCTCTGCTTGGCGGTGACGATTGCACTCTCATGGTGGATGGTTCGGAGATCAAAATGAAAACTCTGCTACTTCTTTTTCTCGCGGTCTGCTTCGAGGCAAAAGATCATGCCTGATATCGTCATCCAACCGTTCGAAGAAGCCGTGGACCGGCTGGCCGGCAAAACGGCCGTCGCCTCCAAATTGCGCACGAAGGACTGGGAAGCGCTCGATCTATCCATCCGCGAGCGCTCGTTCTTCTCCGCCGGCGTCGATGATCTGCGCACGGTGCAAACGTTCCAGGATAAACTCAAGGAATGGAGCACGCTGGGCCGCGACAATCCGGCGCGCGCGTTCATGGACCGCTCGAAGTTCGTGAGTGAGATGCGCCAGGCCCTGGGCGCGCCTGAAGGCGACACCGGCGATATCACTGATATCACCAGCTGGCGGCGGCTCGAGCTCATCTATGATTTCCAGACACAGGACGCGGCTGAGTTCGGCCGTTGGAAAATCGGGCAGGATCCCGAGCTGCTCGATGCGTTCCCGGCGCAGGAATTCCTCCGGATCGAATCGCGCAGGGCTCCACGCGAGAATTGGCCGGAACGTTGGCGCGCCGCCGGCGGCCGTTTCTTTGATGGGCGCATGATCGCGCTGAAGAATGATCCAGTCTGGACGAAGCTGAGTCGGTTCGGCCGGCCGTGGCCGCCATTTGATTTCGGCAGCGGCATGGGGATCGATGACGTCGATCGCGCCGAAGCGGAGGACCTGGGCGTTATTGGGCCCGACCAAAAGCCGGTCGCCCAGGACGCCGATTTCAATCAGAACCTGAATGCCGACGTGAGCAGCCTGGACCCGAACCTGGCCGGCAAATTGAGCGAGTGGTTTGGGGACAAGGTGAAGATCGATGGTGACGTCGCCGAATGGACGACCTGAACTATCGCCTATCGCCTATCACCTCATGCCTCTCCCTATCAAAGTCACGGTCGCCAAAGACACCGCCACGCCGGCGTTGCGCGAGATGCTACGGCGCGTGTCGCCTCTGCGGCCGCTGATGCAGCGCCTGGGCAAACGGGTCGAGGCATTGCTCAGGAAGTATTTCGCTGAATACGGCCGATCGGGGAATTTCAAGACGCGCCGGCGCGGCTGGCCCACGCAACATTTCTGGGATCGCCGGATCCGCAATGCGACGTCGTTCACCGGCGCAACCGAACATGACGCGACGGTCACCATCGCTGATCCGGCGTTCATGACCCATTACCGCGGCGCGACGATTCGCCCCCGAGAAAAAGAGGCCCTGGCGATCCCGCTGCAGGCGGCTGCCTACGGCAAGCGGCCGTCCGACCGTTTGATTCCAGGGTTGTTTCTGCTCCGGACCAGACGCGGCGCTTATCTGGTGGCCTACGGAGATGGGTTCGGCAAAGCCCGCAAAGGGGTCCGGAACGCCACGCTCCATTTCTATTACAAGCTGGTGAAGAGCGTCACGGTGCCGAAGGATCCCAAAGCGCTCCCGTCGGATAAAGACATCGAAGCCGCGCTCCTGGCGGATGTGGAGAATTATCTGAAACCCAGGGCAAGCTGATCATGCCTATTACCGAACCATCAGTCCTCGATCTGTTCAGCCAGTTGCACCTGGATATCTCGGAGCGCCTGGCGGATCTGAGCGAGTTCGGCGGTCCGGATACGATCGATGTGGTGCGCGAGGATAAGGGCGATGTGCTCACGGAGCTCGAGGCGCGCCTTATCAAGCTCGGGATCGCGCTCACGGTGCGCACACCGCGGATCGCCGCAGATGACGACGCCGGGGACGACGCCGTGCGGGCCACGGTGATTATCGTCGCTACGGAGAACGTCCTGCAGAACCGCAGCAGCACGGGCACTCATCTGCCGGCGTTGGCTTTGGCGGCCAAGGTGCTTACCGCGCTTCGGCGATGGACTCCGGAGAACGGCGGCTGGACACCATTCGAGTTCAGGAACCTGGAAATGGCCGAAGCGCCTGGCGAACAGGAATACGAAATCACGTTTGAAACCAGCACCGTCATGGTCCTTGAAGATGAGACCTAACCGGTCAGGTCACCATCAACCATCAACCATCAACTAACCTATGGCACGAAAACTCGCGGGCAAAGTAGCACTACACGGCATCGATGGCACAGTCGCTTTTGGCGCGCTGACGGCCGCCAAGAACAAAATGCAGAGTCACCAACTGCAGGATCAATTCACCAAATCCCAACTTCAGCAGGGCGATGGCGATATCATTGGCAAAGCCGGCACGGCGCGCGAACGGCGCGTGACACTCGAGGTGATCATCATCGATGATACAACGCCCAGCTCACTCGTCACAGCCAAGGCGAATACCGTCCTGCCCACAGAGATGTTTTCGCTGATCACGATCGCCAGCAGCGGGATCACGGCGCTCGACGGTGACTGGAACTATGAAGGGGGCACATATAACGGCCGGATCGGCGAGTTTCACAGCCTGAGTCTCGAAGCTGCCCAGGTGCAAAACGGCGCGGATTTTGTCGCGCTGCCGCTGGTCTAACTCAACCGCAAACAAGAACGCAAAGGAAATTATGGCTAATGAAATCACACTAAGCGCATCGCTTAAAGCGACCAAGAACAACGTCTCGGTCGCCCCACTGACGACCAGTAAAGTGCAGACGATGCAGAGTTCCGGATCCAAAATGCATCACACAGTCCAATCAGTCGGCTTCGCAGCGAAGGAGATTCTCTCCGTTGGCGACGTGGATGTGACCAAGCAATATTGGGTCCTGCTCTACAACCGCGACGCAACCAACTTCGTGACGGTTTATCTGCGCAAGGATGTTACGCCCACGGACGTTGATGCGGGCATCATCCTGCCCGGCGAACCCTATGGGCCAGTGCGAATGCAGCTTCAGACAGGGGGATATCCGGTCATGTATCTGCAGGCGGACACGGCCGCGTGCAACGTGGAAGTGGTCGTCACCGACGGCGGGAATCCGTCGCTGTAACGGATAGCGCGGGCGGCCCGCTACGTCTCGCGCCCAAGCCATGAGCTGTTCGGCGAGACGCCGAACAGGAACAGGCGAGACGCCTGTGCCCCCCCTGTTCCACCCAATTGAATCATGAATGCCGCCGCTAAATATGCCCGCGCGCTGTACCCGGACACGTATCGTGTCCTGGGCCGGCGCATGGCCCATTACACTCTGGGCCATGCGCTGTTGCTCGAGCGGTTGGGCTCGCCATTTGTCACTGGGAACGCCGTGCCTGGTCCGGGCGATCTTAAATTGTTCTTGCTGCTTTGTTCGCGGTCGTATCCGCGAGCGCTGCGCCTGGTGAAACTCTCACAAGTTTTCCCCACCTGGTTCCGCCTGCGCATGGCGTTTTTCCCTCTCGCCTATGGCCTATCGCCTCTCAACCAGGTGTTCGAGTACCTCCGTGAATCCTCCAGTATGCCAACCAGGTGGGAACAGGAAGGGGCAAAAGCTCCGGGCACACCTGCGCTGCAGCAGGTCAAGCTGACACTGATGTCGCGGCTCGGTTATGGCGAGCTGCAGGCGCTCTGCATTCCGCTTGCAAAAGCGTTTTGGGACTTTTTCGGGCTCTGGGAAATGGAAGGCAAACTTGAGCTGGCGGATCCGGAGGACCTGGCGGCCGTTCGCCAGGTGATCGAAGAGGCCAAAGCCGAAGCCCGGAACGGCCATCGCCCAACTGACAACCCCACAACTCGCAACTAGCAATGCCCGAATTCAAAATCAATATCCGCGCGGACAATCAGGGGTTCGGCCAGGTCATTCAGAACACGGTCACCAGTCTGAACAGCAAATTGACCGGGGCACTCACGAGCCGGCTCGGTGGATTCTTAAGCGGTGGCGCGCTCGCCTTTTCGGCTAAGTCGGTGATTGATTATGCCAGTCAGTTTAATGATTCAGCCAGCAAACTTGGCGTCGGCGTTGAGTTCCTCCAGGAGGCCGCATTTGCCGCGAAACAGACTGGCGCCACGATGGGCGACGTGGAGATGGCATTGAAGCGGATGCAGGTCTCCACCATTGAGGCGCTCAGCGGCAAACCCGGTAATGAAGCGCAAACAGCTTTCGAGCGACTCGGTGTCAGCCTGGAGGATCTGCGGACAAAAAGCGTTGAGGATGTGTTTCGTAAGATCGCCGAGCATGTGCAACGGGCAGGGCAAAGCGGCCGGACTCTGACGGATATGCTCCAGTTAATGGGCCGATCGGCTGATAGTTTGTTGCCCGCATTTGTTCAGGGCTTTTCCGATCTGGCGAAAGAGGCTTATCGATTGGGCCTGGTGCTCGATGACATCACGCTCAAGAAGCTCGATGCGATGGGCGATAAGTTGGATGTCATCAGTCTCAAATGGAAGATTCTGATCGCGAATCTGACGATCGGTGCGGACAACATTTCCGGCTTTTTCGAGAAGGCGTTCATGAATGTAGCCGCTGCCGCCGCCAAATTTCAGGCGTTGCGGCTGGGGTTCAAACCGGAGATGGCCGAAGCGATCGGCCAAAGCATTTTGGATGAGTTTTACAATAAGATCGTGGAGGAAAATCGGCCCCAGGCGAAACAGAGTGCTGTGACGCCTTTCCCTGAGATGCAGGCGCGCAAAGAAATTGCTCAGCGCGCCATCAGCCCGCTCGGCCAGGATCAATTCGCCCGCCAGGGCCTCTATGTGACGGCCGGCGCGCAGGGGCTCGCCCAGACCCAGCTCGGCCTGTTGCGGTCCGCGAACATCAAGCTCGATTCGATCAAGATGGCCATCGATAACAACACCACCGTTACCCGGAACATTTTGGACTAATGCAACAACTCGCTGGCAACCTGGAGATGACGGAGCAGCGGCCGAAACGCCGCTTCCGCATGGGCACGGGCTGGAGCCTGGTCCGGTCCTGGCGCGGGGCCACCAGCAAATGCCCGGCTTTCCTCACGGCTGGCCTCCAGGCGGGCGGCTTGCTCGCTTATGCCACGGATCTCGAGGTGACGGAGGAGCTCGATGGGATGGCAATTGTCTCGGCGGAATTCGCCGTCGTGGATGGCTCCGGCGCCCAATCGAACCTGACTCCGTCCGATCCGATCTCGCGCGTCTGGAAGCTGGATGGGAATGACGTCGAGATTGAACCCTTCGCTTTGCCCGCGGTGCAGACTGTGTTGTTCAAGATTACGGATCCGACCAAACGCGCCCGGTTTGTGGCCGATACCCGAGCGCTGGCGGAAGGCCAACGGACTACCACGGACGAAAACGGCGATCCGGTGGATTTGACGTCTGAATTCATTATCGGCTCGCTCACAGGCACGCCGGGAATCAGCACCGAAGATCTGACGGTCCTGCAGAACCTGATCGATGCGATGGCTTCAGGGGTCCAATCGTTTCCCGTGAGCCATTACGTCCTGCGCAAAACCGAGACGGTGGCTGTGAATGCAACTACAGCCAAGGCGAGTCACGATCGCGTGGGCAAAATGCTCACTTATCAAACGCTCAATGCGCTGGAGCCCACACTGGCGAATGATCCCACGGCGCTCCTGATCGATGCGGCAAACTTGGAGAGATTTTTCTGGCAGAAACGGCGGCCGTTGACCGATCCGGTCTCGCGCGGTCAATGGCAGATCACCCAGGAATATTGGGCGTTCGAAGCGTTCAACAAGTTCGTTTACGGAGAAGCTGTATGAATAACCTACCCATTCCAAGCGGCGGCGGTGTGCTGGCAACGCATCTGCGCAATTTGTATGAGGAGATCGAGCGGCTCCAGCCGCAGACGTCACCGGACATTTCCACTGATGCAACTACGCGCGGTGTGATCCGCCGCGCTACGCGCCGCGGCCGTGGCCAGCCATCCACGGCGCCGGTTGTGGCGCGATGGGCGTAAATGACCACCTTTGGTCGAAGGCCCAGGTTGCCGCCGAGCGGGAATATCGCTTTCAGGAGCGACTTGGAATGTTGTCTGGTGCTGATCCAGAGCCGCCGAGTTTGGCAGTCGAGATGGCCGGCGCGGAAGTGCGGGCTTGGGAACGGCTGATGGATTTCACGCCAGCGACGGCAGACCAAAAAGCCGGGCAGATGGCGTTGCTGTGATCGAAGCGCGTAAATCGTGAATGGTTTTGAGGCACCGCCAGGCATTGGCGGGCGCGGTAGCTCCGGCGTTTCGGTCCCGCGCCCGCCGATCTGTTAAACGCAACGGATCGGCCTGATATTCAAAGGGGTCGCGCGACTTTGGTGGGCAGTTTTACATGTCCGGCGCGCGACCCCGGCAGGTCAAAACAAACAAGTGAATCTTCTAATGCAATTCGGATGCCAGCAGGCCAAAGGCGCTAGGCGATGGGCGCTAGGCCATGGGGCCGATTACCTCTCGCCCATCGCCTATTGCCTCTCGCCTTTCACATCGCCTTCTGCCCGATGACCCCTCTTAAAATCCTATTGCTCGAGGATGATTCCAATGATGCGTTGCTTACGGTCCGCGCGCTCAATCGGTTACCCTGTAAACCGGAGGTGACACGGGTGGCGTCGCGCAGGGATTTCGAAAATGCGCTGAGGCAGCCCTGGGATGTGGCGTTGTTGGATTTCAGTTTGCCATCGTTCGATGGGGAGGAGGCGTTGAAATTGGTGCTGCAACGTCGGCCGGAAATGCCGGCGCTGGTGCTTTCAGGCACGATTACCGTGGAGCAAGCGGTCGAGACGCTCAAGGCCGGCGCGGTGGATTATATCAGCAAAGATCAACGGCACCGGCTGGCGGAGGCCATCCAGCGCGCCTGGCGCGAGCGCCGATCGAAGATCGAGTTGAGCCGGGCCGGCCAGTTCGAAAACATGTGCCAGCTCGTCACGGGCATCGCGCATGATCTGAGGAATACAAACGGGTTGATCATGATGGCGGTGGGCCAATTGGAGGGGTTGTCCGGTGAAAATGAACGGCTGGTGGGCATGGCTCAGGGGGCCGCTGAACGGAGCCGGGAGATTCTGGATCAACTTACGGCGTTGATCCGCGGCGGTGGGGTTGAGCAACGGCATTTGCCGATCGTCCCGCTCCTGGATGAGTTGTTGGCCTTGATCGGGCGCACGTTCCCGAGGCACATCGAGATCCGCCCGCGGCTGGCGGTGCCATTGCCGCTGGTGATCGGCAACGAAACGCAGTTGCATCAGGTGTTCGTGAATCTGTGCGTGAATGCGCGCGATGCCTTAATGGGTAATGGCACGCGGACCGAGCGGCCATTGATCGAGATCGAGGCGCATGATGTCACGTTGCAGAATTATCGGCCGCTTACGGCGCCGGCTGACTCGATCTCGGGCCGGTTCGTCGAGATCAGTGTGGCGGATAATGGGCCGGGGATGTCGCCGGAGGTGCAGGGGAAGATTTTCGAGCCGTTTTTTACCACGAAAAAGGCGGGCACGGGGATCGGCCTTTGGAACACGCTCATCTTGGTGCGCGAGCATCACGGGTTTGTGGATTTGAAATCGATTCCTGGGATCGGGTCGAAGTTCTCGGTGTATTTACCGGTGGCGTCGGAGCGGGCGCCGGCCTCGCGCACCGAAGCGCCGCAGGAATGGCCGCGGGGCCAGGGGCGCACGGTGTTGCTGGTGGATGATGAGTTGGGATTGCTCGAGTTGACGCGGACGCTTTTGCAGTCGTTCGATTATCGGGTATTGCCCGCGGCGACGGAAGCGGAGGCATTCGCTTTGTTCCGGGATCAAGGCTCGGGCATATCGGTATTGCTCACGGATTTGATGATGCCGGGCATCGGCGGAGTGGCGTTGATCCGGCAGATCCGCGCGATCGATCCCGCGATAAAGGTCATTTGCATCACGGGGGCGAATAACAATGCGGAGTTGGCTGAGGCTAAACCCGCTGAGGTGTTGTCCAAGCCGGTGACGCCGGAGAAATTGCTCACGACGTTGGATCGGGTGTGCGGGGGATAATCGCGTGCGATCGGGCAGCCGCGGTTACGTTAAGAAAAAATGGCGCCGAGCCCATGGTGGTGATGGGTTCGCGTAACTATCAACCTGGATGAAATTGTCCTGGGAGAAACGAGAGAACAAAAGGCGTTGGGCCTGGCGTAATCCCGAAAAGGTGCGCTGGGCTAATCAGCGTTGACGCGCGGCCAACCTGACCAAAGTTCGACGCCAAGCCCGAGAACGAATGAAGCGTTGGCGCGCCAAGCATAGGATCCCGGCAGCCGACCAAACTTCGCGTAACGCAAGCTGCTCCTAAGTTGTCAATGCTCACTTTCACGAAAGCGATCGATGTCGCCCCAGGCGACCCGATCACGTCCACACAGCACAATAAGCTGGCGCGGGCGATCAATGATCGGCTGCGCGCGTTCCAAATGATTCCGTGGCGGATCGTGATGTATTGGTTCAATCTCTTCCGCCAGGTCCGCAATCCGGATGCAGGCGGGTTTGTTTTCCCGCCGCAAGCGGAGCTCTACGATATTTATCAGCATCTGGATCCGGAGCATCATCAGGGCACGACCTGGCCGGTCACCGGGCCGGGCGAGCCTGAAGGGGCGAATCTGGCAAATCCCATGATGGCTTTCATATTCGGTAATCCGGGCGTGGATCCAGAGGATGTTCGATTGACAGATCGGATCGAATGGCGGCCGGCGCTGGATTTGCCGCCTCTCGAGGGGATCTGGGAGGCGGGCAAAAGACAGCGTGGCGCGTACGATCCAGATGTGTTCGCTCAAAACACGCCGGCCTTGGATGCAGCGCAGGATTTCCTTCGCATCGTGCAGCCGTGGTTCAGTCCGCACGGCAAATCTTACGGCGGGTTTTTCCCCACTCCGGTGGAGCTGCTCTCGAATTGTGGTGCGACGGATACCACAGGGCTCGGGATCCCCAGTTATGAGATCTTTTTCAGCGGGTTGCGATCGGCCGTAGTCGTGCCAGCCCATCATGGCACGCTGACGATCGTAGACGATAAACCGGTGATCACGTACGCGGGGTCGTGCCCTTGTGGCACCGATGCGCACGCGGCTGGGCACGTGATCGGGATCGCTGACGCGCCATTCGCCTATTATGTGTTCGTCGGGACAGGCACGGGGCTTTGCGATTATGTCGTCGACGTCTTCCCCAAGGCGGATTGGGTCGAGGGACCGTATACGGGCGAAGGGCGATTGGCGCATGCCGATGGCAAGCACCTGGCGCGGGCGTTATGGGCGTTCGATGTGGATTTCCGCGGGTCAGCAGCCCAACGCGCGAAGGATGATTTCGACATCGAGCGGATCGCCTTCGATAATGAGGCGTTTTACAAGCGGCAGTATTACCTGGCGCCAGCGCTCGGGGTGGCGATCGGGGACACCTTGTTCGAGCTTTATCCGCGCGCTGAGTTCGCCGGCAGCTCAGTGCCGGATGGGACGTTCGGGCGGTTTACCGGGGGTGCGACGGAGGTTTTTTATCGGCCGGGGTTCGTCTTGGCTGGGATGTTTGCCAAAGCAAAGAATCTGGCTGAGCCGGTCCGCCTCGAGGTGCTCGATGGAGAGAAGGTTATCAGATCGCTCAAATTGACGCCCGATCAGAATGGCGATGCTGAGGCCATGGCCTGGCTGAAGGATTGTCCGACGCCGGCCCCGCTTAAAGTGCGCCTGGCTACGCCGGCGCGGTTCATTGGCATGGGCTCGATCGGTTTCGAGTTCATCGAGCAACTCGAATACAAACCGCAGCCGTGGGACGCCTATCTGGTGTCGCGCATGGCGGCCTCGGCCGGCGGCCCAGCCACCGGTGGCGGTGTGGATGGGCGCGGGCGTGATTGTTCGTTCGCGGAGGAGATCAGTGAGGATTTTTTCCAGCACGGTTGCATCGTCAATCCAGCGGGCGCGGCCGGCGTGCGGGACATTGCTGAATGGGTGAATGATAATCCCGTGTTCGACGCGGCCAGGCGGGTCTGTCGCGATCATACCCGGATAGTGCGCCGACAGAACCTGGTCTCGTACGAAGTGACGGGGGGCAAGAGTGTGCTGCGGTTTAAGCGCTTCGCGTACGGGCTGGACAACATCCGCGCGGACATGTTTGCGGACATCGCGCCGCCGTTGGACAACCTGGCGCCCGATGCTTTAGTCGAGGGGGAGACTTACATCGTGCGCACCACTAACGGCCGCATCGCGTATGATGGTGGACTTTATGGGAATGATCAGACGTTCGTCGCTGGCCCCAATGAGGCGGAATTCCAAGCCACGGGTGACGCGCAGGTGTTCGTTTATGACGGAATCAGGCATGCCGCGCTGAAGAAGGGGTTCAGCAATGAATGGGTGGCGTTCATTGAGGCCAAACGGTACCATCCGAGCGCCACCTCGATCTGGAAGCCGGATGCTTACAGCGATTATTTTGCTTGGTGTCAGCGGTGCCATTTTTACAGCGGATCAGCCCCCTCGGCTTTGCGGCGGCACATCGCGTACAATCATAACATCGAGCTGGATCCGGTGACGTTCACGCCCATTCGGAATCCAATGAGCGTGCAGGCGCAGTTCATCGCGCCGGAGGCCCCGGACCAATATAACTATACGCTCAATGCGAATCGCTCGGGCGGCAGCGAGGAGTTCTATAAGAGTTGCCGGGTGTATGAAGCGCCTTACGAGATCGAGAGCTGTGTAGTGGAGGATTGGAGCCCGGACCAGGTCATCAAGGTCACGCTCAAGAGCAGGCTGCGATCGCATCCGGATGCGCCGGCGTCGGTCAATCCGGATCCGAGCACCTGGTCTGCAAGTGAGGTGCAGCAGCTCCGCAATGTGTATGTGACGGATCCGGACATCAATGAGGATTACCGGACGGATGACAATTCGGTGCGTGAGTACGTGCTGCACCTGGCGGACCCCACCAAGCAATGCACGGTGAAGGTGGGTGACAGCGGGACTAACTCGTCTGTGGATAGTTTGCCGGACAATCCTTTCGGCTGTTGTTACCCGCATTTTTTCTTTTGCCACCTGGTTCCCGAGGTTTACGAGGACAACAATGCTGTGATGGAGTCGCACGATACCCGCGCGGTGATCGATTCGATGTTGCAGGCGGAGGTTTATCTTAGGGCAATGTGCGAGGGGTTCGTGGACGGGCTTACGTCGCAGGATATCATCTGCCAGACCGGGATCGGGAATCTTTACGATTATCGGTTTGAGAATTTGTGCTTCGAGGCGTTTGGCGGCCGGGAGATTGGTTGTTTCCCGCTGGCCAAGCGCTTGGATGCATCGGGCTTTGGGCCGTTGCCGAATTCGATCATGTATGCTGAGGTGTTTTCGCGCCTGGTGAAGTCGGTGAATTTGCTGGATCGCGTGCGATTGGATTTGCCGATCTTATTTAAGGCGCGGGAATACTCTTACACAGGCGAGCGCACAGTGGACCTGGTGGAGTTGCGATCGACGATCTGCACGACGGGTGGGTTGAGCGCGGCATATGGGGATGGCTTGGGCGCACCGCCGTCCGGGACGCTCGGATCGGTGGGGGCATGGTTTGATTGGACGGCCGTGGCGGCTAGCAAGGGGGCTTTCCTGACCGGCTGTCCGTACAAGATCGCGAGCTTCCGAATTGATGTTGAATATCGGGCGGAGATTGATCCGGATTTTTGGAGCGCGGTTCCGGCTGAGGTGCTCGATCTGGTGAATCTCGGGAGCACGGGTTTTCTGGCGATCAGGTTGACGGACACGAAACGAATGAAGCGTGAGACGGTGGATTCGGATGATGCGGATCGATGCCCGAATGAGCCGGAACTGGCGGCATTTTGGTTTGATGACGAGGATAACTTCTTTCGCTGGGTGTCCGAGGCGGCGCCAGAAGTAAGCGAGTGTGTGGTTATCAAAAGCGGTGTGCTGGAGGCCCCTGGTTTGCAGGGGAGTGACTATAATATCGGGCGCACGGCGGATATGACCGAGGGGACGTATTGCGCGAATGGACCTAGCTCGGGTTTGGGGCTGCAATTGATCGCGGAGCAGGGGGCGTTTCTGATCGTTCCACTGAGCTAAACCCGGATGGATTTTGGCCAGCGAAATCGGGCGCTGCTGGGGGGGGAATTGGAGGCACGATCGGGGCTTGGAATTGGGATCGGTTTTGGGCTCGATTGATGGTGAGAGTTGGGTCGTGGAAAGATGCCTTTTTCAATTAACCGTTTTGAGCGAATTTCGGGGCCGAAAACTGACCCAGCGCGGGTTGAAAAAGCGGCGCCGAACGGGCGCTCAATTCGAGGGGCGGGGGATCTGGTGGCGATGGTGCTTCAGCCAGGGGCACGGCTGCTGGATTTAATGCTCGGGACGGCTCTGGCGGACTGTGACGACTGTAAAGCCCGCCGACAGGCCATCAACAAACTGCTACCCTTCCGCAGGGGGTGAAAAAACACCCTGCACAGCCTCTGCAGGATGCCCCAAACGGGGTCCGACGATATCAAACCTATTGCAATGTGTAGTGTACCTCATTCGAATTTACAGCAGACCAAGACCACGTCATCCTGACCGGTGTTTTGTATCCGGCTGACGGGGCACGCCTAGCAAACGCCCAGGGTGAGTTCAAGAATGGTAGCCGCTGACGTGAGGAGGCGGATTTCGGCGCGAAAAACAATTCCGCCTCGTTACCTCGGCGGCTACGGCTCTTGCGACGATTCTTGAACTCACCCTGAGCAAACGCCCCACTTTTTGTATCGTGTCTTGCTTCCGGTGGACAGAAGCGATTAGTCTTCGTGCGTGAAGCGTGGTGGTATGCCAAGAAGCAGCCAAAAAGCAAAAACTGGTGCTGTTTCCGGAGGAAATGTCAGTTTTTTCCCAATCGTAGGTGTCGGAGCTTCGGCAGGCGGGCTGGAAGCTCTCACGGCGCTGTTGAAGGAGTTGCCGACGGACACAGGGATGACTTTCTTGCTAGTGCAGCATCTCGATCCAAAACACGAGAGCAAACTGACCCATCTGCTCTCGAAAGCGACCGGCATGAAGGTCACCGAGGCGAGGGAGGGGATGACGATGTGTGCCAATTGCGTATTCGTCATTCCACCCAATAAGAGCATGGCGCTCGCGCAGGGTGTGCTTAAGCTCACGCCGCGCGGCGAGGCGCGCCTGCCGCATTTGGCGGTCGATATTCT